ATTAAATCGAAACAGTCACTTCCACCGTCACGTAAAGAAGTTATTTCCATAACCATGTAGGTAGCAAGGTCTCCCAAGCTACCTGGGGTTTTTGGACTAACTATCCTTTCTCGGCTATCTAGGTAAAGCTGTTGAATAGTCTTAACCGCTATATAGTGGGTGAATAACCTCCTATACATTGGTTTCGATCATTTACCAACTTTACCGATGAGTGAGACTACCTAAGACCTTATGGCCTTGCCTAGAATCTCCTCTCCTTGTAGATAACGAGTTAAGGATATAACTAATTCGAGTGTAGGTTGGAACGCCCGATATCTTGGGCGACTCCACTTCAACACTTGAATATAGTAGTTCTTTACTACTGACATCAGATCCGAATTCCACTTCTTATACTGGATCTCTGACAATATAATACCTAAACTAGTAATAGTTTCGGATTGTCTTTCGAAGAGAGCCGATAAGGGAAACGGAGAGACATTCTGATCATGGAGCCTAATTTGCTTAGCAAATTCGAATCCATATTCAGAATCATGAGTTTTACTTTCGTTAAACTCAATGTCCCATTCAGTTAGAATAATTTTATACTCTTTTGCGACGATATCATTAGCAATAACGATATCATCACCTAAAAGCATATAATTACATCGTCTCCAATTATGATTGGTCCTTTTACAGGCCATTCATAAAAGAAAATGATGTGCTAATGTAGTAGAAGCTCATGATGAATAGAGACCCATTGGATTACCGGTCTTGTAAAATACTTTACTTGACTTATAATCAAATGGTTCTCCTATCATTATGTTCTTCCAAGCATTAGCATATTCTTCTCCAAATCAACAACTTAATATCTCTCTGTTAATATCAATTGGAAATCTATCAGTAAAGGCCGTAAGGTCAATACTATGATATGAATTCCCTTTTGATGTTTTCAGGGAGTAAAAGTTCTTTATTTGGTCCTGAGTGCAGTCTTGGTTAATTTTTGAGAGTTGCTTTAGTAGAAAATTATGCAAGGGCCGTAAGGCCGATTGCGAATAATAATCTCCAATTGCAACCTCCCTAATTTTCCCTTCTTTATCAACAATTTTCGCCAAACGACGAGACGTCAGACTACC